GGGGTATGCAGATAATCGACACGCCGATCGAGATGGTCCGGCCATACGAAAACAACCCGCGCCACAACGAAGGCGCTATCGGTAAGGTAGCAGCCAGCATCGCTGAATTTGGATTCCAACAACCGATCGTCACCGACGAAGCCGGCGTGATAATCGTCGGCCACACCCGGCATGCAGCCGCCCGGCAGCTGGCGCTGGAAACCGTACCGGTGCTGGTGGCCAGCGAGCTCACCCCGGAACAGGTCCAGGCATACCGCATCGCGGACAACCGGACCAACGAAGACGCCAGCTGGAATGACGCGCTGCTGCTGGAGGAAATAACCAGCCTCATGGAAGGCGCGTATGATATTGAATTGCTGGGATTCACCGACGACGAAATAAAAGCCATCCAGGCCAGCGGCGCCGTCCGCGATGGCGCAACGGATCCAGACGAGCCGCCCGAGCCACAAGGCGTGGTGATCACCCGCCCCGGCGACGTTTGGCTGTGCGGCCGGCACCGCGTGGTCTGCGGCGACAGCACCCGCCCCGCCGATATTCAGCAATCGCTCAACCGGCAGCCAGCTGACATGGTATGGATAGACCCGCCATATAATGTGGACTACACCGGAAAAACGAAGAAGGCCCTGAAAATAAAAAACGATGTCATGGGCGATGCGAAATTCTCCGCATTTTTAACCGCAGCCCTCGAGGCCATCATAAAGAACAGCAGGACCGGGGCGTGCATATACATGGCGCACGCCGCCAGCAAGAGCCTGGAATTCATCAGCGCCATGGCCGCCGCCGGCTGGGAAAACAAGCAGACGCTGGTATGGGTAAAGAACCAGATGGTGCTGGGCCGGCAGGACTACAACTGGAAGCATGAGCCAATCCTTTACGGCTGGAAGCCAGGCGCCGCGCACTATTTCTCCGGCGACTACACGCAGACGACAGTGATCGACGACGACGTCGACATCGACAAGCTCGGCAAACGGGACCTGCTCGACAGATGCAAAACACTGCAGGGACTGTTGTATGACACCGTACACAGAGAGAACCGGCCCGATGTAAGCGACGTCCACCCGACGATGAAACCGGTCGCGCTGGTCGAACGCCATATCGAAGCATCCAGCCGGCCAGGCCAGACAATACTGGATGCGTTCGGCGGATCCGGCACCACCCTGATCGCGGCAGAGAAAACAGCCAGGAATGCCGGGCTGGTAGAATTAGACCCAGGCTATGTCGACGTGATAATCCGACGCTGGCAGGCATGGACCGAACAAGACGCTACACTGCAGGAAACAGATCAATCATTTAAGGAGGTGGAAAATGGCCGGGCGCAAACCGACACCGACAAAGCTGAAGCTGGTTAGTGGAAACCCAGGCCACCGGCCGATCAACACCGATGAGCCGCAGCCGAAGGCCGCCACAGCCAGGGCGCCGGCGGGACTAAGCAAGCTCGCGCTGAAACATTGGCGGACAGTATCCAGGCAATTATCAGCGGCAAGAATACTGACCGAATTAGACAAGCCGGCGCTGGTTTTATACTGTGAAGCCTGGGCCAGATGGCGCGATGCCACCGATCAGGTAGAGGCCCGCGGCATGCTGGTGAAAGCCCCGAGCGGCTATCCGATGCAGAACCCGTATCTGGCGATCGCAAATAAAGCCTTTGAACAGATGCAGAAGATGCTGGTGGAATTCGGAATGACACCCAGCAGCCGCAGCCGGATCCAGGTCCAGGAAGAAGACACCGCGGATCCATTCGCGGCCTTTATGGATAGAAGCAAAAAGTGACAGACGAGCCGGCCCTGCCGGCCGCCGAGCAATATGTCGAAGATGTACTGAACGGCACCATCACCGCCGGCCGGCTGGTTCGGCTGGCCTGCGCCCGACACAGGAAAGACCTCGAAACGGGACATGAACGCGGCCTTATATTTGATGAGGAAGCCGGCGCCCGAGCTATCGAATTCTTCGGATTTCTCCACCATAGCAAGGGCGAGTGGGCCGGCGAAGTATTCGAGCTGGCTGGCTGGCAGGCGTTTATTGTCTGGTCCCTCTTCGGCTGGAAGATAAAGGCCAGCGGCCTGCGCCGTTTCCGGAACGCATACGACGAAATCGCCAGGAAGAACGGCAAGTCCACCCTGGCCGCCGGTATAGGGCTGCTGCTATTCATAGCCGACGGGGAGCCAGGCGCTGAAGTCTACACCGCGGCCACAAAGCGAGACCAGGCGAAGATCACCCATGGCGAAGCGGAACGCATGGTGAAAGCCAGCCCCGGGCTCCGCAAGATAATCCGCATCGTCCGCGACAACATGCATGTGCCCGACACCGCGTCGAAATTCGAACCGCTGGGAGCAGACGCAGACACCATGGACGGGCTGAATATACACGGCGCCGTCGTCGACGAGCTGCACGCGCACAAGACCCGCGCGGTGCTGGATGTTATCGAGACAGCCACCGGCGCCCGCCGGCAGCCGTTAATATTCAAAATAACCACCGCTGGTTATGACCGCACCAGCGTCTGCTGGGACGATCATATTTATGCAATACAGATACTCGAGGGCACGATCGAAGATGACGCGTTCTTTGCATTTATAGCCAGCATCGATGAAGACGACGATTGGCGCGACCCCGCCGTGTGGCCGAAGGCCAATCCGAACCTCGGCATCAGCGCCAAGCTGGATGACCTACAGGTAAAATGCACGAAGGCCAGGGAGATGGCCACCGCACAAAACGCATTCAGGCGGCTACATTTAAACGAGTGGACCGAGCAATCCGTCCGCTGGCTGGATATCGAAAAATGGGACAAATGTCCAAAGGTCATGGATCCAGAACAGCTGGCCGGCCGGACCTGCTATGGAGGGCTGGACCTTTCAACAAAGATCGATCTGACCGCGCGCGCGCTGGTATTCCCGCCAGAGCCAGACGACGAAACGAAAACATACCAGGCACTGCTGCAATTTTTCCTCCCGGAAGACAATATGAAGGAACGCGTCGAGCGGGACCGGGTGCCGTATGACGTATGGGCCAGAGCCGGGCTGATCACCCTGACCCCGGGAAATGTGATCGATTACGCATTTATAAGGGAAACCGTCCAGCAAGACGCCAAGAGATACAACCTGATCGAGATGGGCTATGACCCATGGAACGCCACCCAGCTGGCGGTCCAGCTGGTCGAAGACGGTATCGAGATGGTCGAAGTCCGACAGGGCCCGAAATCCATGGCAGAACCGACAAAGGAACTGGAAGCGCTGGTCAAAAGCCGCCGGCTGAACAGCGGCGGAAACCCCGTCCTGCGCTGGAACGCCGCCAACGTAACCGTCCGAACGGACCCGAATGACAACTATATGCCGGATAAAGCGAAATCCTATGAGCGGATCGACGGCATCGTCGCGCTATTGATGGGCCTCGGGCGGGCAATAGTTTCAGCAAACAGTCAATCTGTGTACACTAGCCGCGGGCTTACCATTCTCGGATGATCAATGACAGAGCAAACCGAATCCCAGCACCGCCCCATTCAGCCATTGAAATCCATCCAGGCGGCCGCCGCCACAAAACCAGCTGACCCAGGCTATTACAGCGAGATATATGTGCCGCGAGCCGCCGCCGGCGTCGCAGTAACCCAGCAAACCGCGCTCACATTCGCCGCCGTCTATGCGGCCATTCGCGCGATTTCAGAAGACATCGCCGGCCTCGGGCACACCGTCCGCAGCAAAAATGAAGACGGCACCCGCAAAGAACTGGTCGGGCACCCCGCCGGCAAAGTGATCTCCTTCCCGAACGAAGACGTCAGCGGCTACACGCTGCGCGAAGCGATGCAGGCGCATGCCCTGTCGTGGGGGAACGGCTATGCAGAGATAGAACGCAACGCCCGCCGGCAGCCGGTCGCGCTGCATCTATTGACCCCGGACCGGGTAACACCCCGCCGCATCGACGGCCGGATCGTATATCAGGTCCGGAATAACGGCGGCGCCCCGGACACGATGCTCGAAGCATCAAAAATGTTTCACCTTCACGGCCTCGGCTATGACGGCCTGACCGGCTACTCCATCATCAACCTGGCAGCCAGGACCATCGGCATGGGCATTGCCGGCGATGACTTCGGCGCCGCCACATACAACAATCGTGCCACCCCATCCGGCGTCTTGAAACATCCGAAACAGCTCGACCCAGATGGCCGGCAAAACCTGCGAGACTCATGGGAGCGGCTTTACCGCGGACCGAAGAACGCATCGCGCGTCGCCATCCTCGAGGAAGGGCTCGAATTCGAAGCGCTGGGCCTGCCGCCGGCCGATGTACAATTTCTGCAGAACAGGCAATTCCAGATCGAGGAAATCGCGCGCTGGTATCGGATACCACCGCACAAGCTGGCGCACATAGTAAAAAGCACGTTTAATAATATCGAAGAACAAAACATCAATTATGTGCAAGACGCGCTGCTGCCATGGACGAACAGATGGGAATCAGAATCCGAAAGGAAGCTGCTGGCACCGGCGGAGCGTGGCCGGGTCAGGGTAAAATATAACCTCAACACCCTGCTGCGCGGCGCCGTGGAAAAAAGAAATGCATCCTATGTCCAGGGCCGGCAATGGGGATGGCTATCGGCAAATGACGTCCGCGGATTCGAAGACATGGATCCGCTCGACCCGGACATCGGCGACGTCTACCTGACCCCAATGAATATGACGCGCACAGAAGACCTCGGCGAAGAACCAGAGCCACCGCCAGCGCCACCGGATACAGACGCGGATCAAGACGCGGATGCAGACGCGGATCCAGACGAGCCACCGACCGCACCAGGCGCGCATTTACGGCCGGTCCTGATTGATGCATGCACCCGCTGCCTGGCCCGCGAAATAGGACATGCGGAGCGCGCGCCAAACAACGTCGCCACCCCCGCCGGCTTTGCTACATGGTCGCAAAAGTTCTATGCCGGGCACCCGGATTATTGCGCCCGCATGCTGCGCCCGGCCTGCGAAGCCGCGCTGCTCCAGGCGACCGGCAGAATTCCTGAATCACTGGATGACACGCTGGCGGTCTTCGCGGAGAATATGACGATGGACACCCGCGCGCAGGTCC